TGTTTTTTTAGATTTGCAAATGTCATAAATTTGACTCGTAGTATTCGTCGTATTGAATAGATTGGTGGATTAACACCCTGCATACGCAAGTTTAGTATAGTATACTATTTATATCTTGTCAAGCATCATCTTAGCGAACTTTTGATGACTCTCTTTAGTTGGATGACCATACTGATGAACCTTTAGTCCTTTAGTATTCAACATAAAATCAAAATCTAATTTAGACCAACGATTTATGCTAGAAAGTATCAAGGGAACACCTTTTACTTCACAATGATTTCTAATTGTTTGAAAGTGTATGTTTTCTTTGACATCAAAGAATACTTCGTTCGCAACATTCATATACCAATACTTCCAAAAATCTTTGTGCGTCTCAAACTTATCTCGTATTGTTTTGTCAACTTTTGCATGGTGCACTCCTTGATTACGAATATAAGTTTCATAATTAAACTTTGGATTTACTTTTTTCCACAAATCTTTTCCTACAACACCAGAATACCATTCAGTTCTAGCAGGGAATGTCATTTGAATTATTGCTAAGTCATATTCCTCTATATTATTTTCAACCAATAACTGTCTTACTATTCTATCATTGGAACCACCAGGTCTAGATAGGTTCATTTCTTGAGCACCTAACTCATCACATATTATTTTTGAAAATCTCTCTTCAAAAGGTTTTTCTAATTCTCCTCCGAATGTCCATGAACATCCATCAAAATATATTCTCATAGTAATCCTAGAATATCATGGTAGATCATTTGATGTTTATCACTACCAAAGTAAAGTCCACTTGTATATTTCTCACCCTTTTTATACTTGAGATCAACTGGAGCATCACAATCACCTCCTCCCATCCATAGTATAATATGTTTATGATTTTTGAGAATTGATTTGATAGTGGAGTAGCACATCATTTCATCAATTTTTCCCTGCTCCTCCGTGTATATATTATTGAAGTAATAGAGTAAATACTTTATCATCTTTCTGAGTTCATCGGATACATCATTGACAGTGAACTCCCATTTTTCATTGGAAGTTATAATATCATCACCCCACATTGTATGCTTGATTACATTATTATTTTCATCTCTTCTTGATATAAAATCCACCATATTTTTTCCCGTCAAACCTGAAATTTTATTTGGCAATCTTCCCTCATCATATCCTATTGAAATCCACCTGTCGCCATCAAAATATTCAAACCTTCTTCTTTTAGTCATTTGTATGACAAATAAATCAAACTCAGATAGATCATGTTCTAATAAATTTCTTACAATCCTTCTGTTATTACCACACCTTTGAGCAATATTATATTCTTCAGCACCTAATTTTTCACACAATAATTCACTATATTTTTTACCAAAGTCAGGGAGTTGTGTGTACCCTCCAGTCTTTGCACATCCATCAAAGTAAATCTTCATTTGAAATAAAGAACAATAAGACCAGGAATTATAATAAAAAATTGTGGTAAAAAATTCATAACAAGAGCACGTTCTCCTGTTTTATTGCCAACATAGACCCAACCTGCAGCACCAAACATTTGTAGTATGCTATTCCAAGGAGTCCATCCCATGACATGAAATATCATAGCGATAGGTATTATTGTAGCACTACACCATTTTACAACGCTAAGTCTCATCCTCTTCACACTTAGATTTGTATGCCCACTCAGTTGTGTGACCAACTGACCACTTGTCTGAATTCTCTACCATATAATTTTGTGAGCAAACTTCAAAGTCTGGTGGTATTGTTTTGTCCGAGATAAGACTTTGATCTTTCCATATGACTCTATTGTTAGGTTGTAAAGCAAACTGTCCGTTATCTAATGCAATACAATTAAATGACTTGTGCTCTGGATCATCCTGACTATAGTTTGTGTTCAATGTGGATGACTGTGCATGACAGTTGTCAATAGTAAAACAATACTGCCCCTTATGCATCTGTCTATCTTTACCAAAGAACTCACACCTATTGAGTAATGGTTTTTCTATGACTGTCAGATCGTAGTCAAAACAATCCCATATCTGTAGATGGTCAAGAGGTAATTGATTGTCAACATCATAGTCCTTTTTCCATACGAAGGCACTGATTGGTAACTTGTCAAAGAGTGCACCATAATCATACAGCAGTGTCTCGAAGTACAATGCTTTGTGCTGCACACTCTTGACTGATATCCATGTACCAGGTGTAATTTCACCATGACCTTTCTGGTGGTCATATAAAAATTCTTTTTTCACATACACCGAGAACGGTGGTAAATTATGTACAAGAAATGACATTATCTTTTGAGGTTAGATTGAACTTGTTGTAGGGTACGTTTCATGTTAGCAAATATTGTCGGCAAATCAGTGTCACCAAAACCTAATTCTTTTGAGTGGTTTGTGATATACTCTTTCATCCTCTTCGCATCTGGATCATCTGTCAGTGATAGTCTTGTCCACATAATTTGTTGTCTCTCAAGTAGTTCCATCACTGTATCTATGTGCTCAACTTTTGCTTCCGAACTCATCTTTGGAAACTTCAGAATCACATCATACAATTCTTTTTGAAGAGATGTGATCTCCTCCATCTCGTTCTTCACATGTTCTGAGTCGAAAAATTTACTCATGTCTTTCCCTTATACGTTTCATAAGATAACGTTTGTATTTTTCCTTGTCAATATTTAGAAATGGTAGGTACTTCCTTATTTTCAAACCAACTACCTTCCATACTGGGTCGTCCAATTGTTTATCATAGTCTTTACAGTATCCAAACAATTTCTCATAGACACACATCTCTTCTGCACTTACGTTACCTGCCAAGTGCTCCTTTAGTATAGGTGGGTGACCTTTCGATGCGTCAAAAAATTCATCGTAAGTATACTGATCCATCAGTTGATCAGACTTCTGTTTAAACTGATAGAATAAACTTTCGTTTCTTTTTTGCCACTCCTTGTATACAGTTTCACCAGACCTCATGATATTACCTATCCATAATCCTTGTGGGTTGTCTGTGTTTACAAAATTAGCAAGGAAAAAGTTTTTAATCTCTGGATCTTTATACTTTCTCGACATCTTTTCAAAAAAATACCTGTCTTTTCTTTTGTAAAAAGAATCTATCTTTGCTCTAGATTTACCACCATATCTCTGGTAGTCATACTTCTCCTTTGTAAAGTGATTCTTATACGCAAGGTACTCCTTGTAAGTATCAAACGGTGACAACACTCTTGACTCCTTTTAGTTGTTTGATTGCCCTATACCACTTGGGATCGGACGGACACTTGTTACAGATCTCATGTGGATTGAGAACCTGATTTGCCATGGCATGCAGTTCTTCTATAGGTGCATCAACAGGGGTGGCGTAGTAGTTCAGATACTTCTGCCATACTGGATCATCAACCTGACTTGTAGAGACAAGAGTCTCTCGCAAGTACGCTATGCTAGGACATTTCCATAGTCTCCCTAAGTATAACTGAACATTGGGTGCAGTGCAATACTCAAAAGATTTATCTATGTTATTGTCCTCCCATGGATAAAACTTGTTGTCTTTCCATTGTAACAGATCAAACCACAAGTCGTCCCAGTTTTCTGAAATCTCAAGTAAATTCATATCAACTCCTTCTTTCTTTGCTATCTCTATAAAGTCTCTGACATTTTTGTATGTGATGTCACCAGTATTATCAGTTCTCCCTATTCTAGGGTCTGATGGTGGTATATGTAGACTGATACGGAAGATACCACCCTCCTTCATGTGTTGCAGTATCCAATCAGTATTCTGTGGTATTAGCAACCCGTTTGAGAATATTTTTACATACACACCTTCACTCATATCTCTTATCAACTTCAAGACCTCTTTTGTTCTTGGTTCAATCAATGCCTCACCACCAAGCACACTGATGTGACTCCACACATAGATTCTAGGTAGTAGTATCTCTATATCTCTAAGCAAATCATCAATGGGAAGTGAACTGCCTGGTGCAAGCACACCACTATGATGATTACAACCCCTACATGCCATGTTACAACCATTATGTGAGTGTATACTCAGCATCCTAAAGGTAGGTTTGTCTGATTTTATCTGTGGTTCTGGTTGAAAATTTTCATGGTAATATCTTTTGAACTGTCTACGACGTGACCATATATGATTGTCTCTTTTTCTCTCAGTCAATTAGATAGCAAGGAACTTCGCCCTTGATGTTCTCTTCAAATAATTTAGGTTTATTGCATTCCCTTTCAACTTCTCTTTCATTGGTTTAGTAATGAGTTTAGAAACTGATTCAATCTCTATACTATTCTCTTCACAATAGTGACAGATTGCTTCGATGTAATTCATGTCAGTATTATTCTGAACAAGATTTTCAATGTCATTTGTAAACTTGTCTTGGCATAAGAACTTGTTCTTTAGAACTGCTCTCATCTCATTTTTAGTTGCCATTTAATTTGTCCTCCACAAATTTTTCGATGTACTTTACTAATAGTTTCATATACTTCATCTTATCATACTCTTCGTAAACAGTCACCTCCCCATTCTCACAGGTCATAAGAATAACAAGTTTCTTTACAGGTATATCAGTTAGTTCGTAAAACATACAAGCATATGCTGCTGCTTGTACAAAATAATTCTCTATCCAGTCTCTCGGTTTGGGTTTCGCAGCAGTTTTGAAATCGATAATGGATAGTTCACCATTATATTCTGCTATACAATCAACAGTTCCAGCAACACCCAACTCGCTGCTGTATAAACTTTTTTCTAGTGCGTAGATATTATTTATATTTCTTAACACTTTTTTAGACTGAAGAAATAGTATCTTACTGCTAGGGTTATCTAAGACAACCTCTTCATTCAGTAGGTGTTTCTCTATTAGTTCATGTGTAGCAGTGCCCCTAGTGGTGGCACGTTTTGTTATTCTGTTTGCCTCTGCATCACCAACTCTCTTCCTCCAATCAACAAA